AAAGCCTATAGCCAACGCACAACAGTTCTCAGTTGAAGCAACCAAAGTAGGTGGTGTTTGTATTTTAAAACCTAACTCTGATGACAATGATGGCGAATGTCTAGTATGTTCTGCTTAGAAACATCACATCTGGGTTTAAAGATAGGCGAACATTGAGATTCTAATATTTAAGAATACCTTATTAATATTTCTTTGTGATTCTATGTCATATTAAGCGAGTCCGTTCATGATATTGGTAACATAACATCATCATGTTTATTGTTTCTAATATTTAGGAAGAATTCATTCTTGATTAGTCTCTTGTATCTCTGACCACATTAACATCTTTTTTTGGTATTGATAATGGTATCTGAAAAAAATTAATATTCTTGACCAGTCTCTAAAAAAAGAATTTATAAAAAGCAAAAAGAGTTTTTATTTCGAAGCAAACTCAAGTGGATCTTATTCTCTTGTCATTATATAGATTAATACAATGCATGGTTTTGATTTAAGCGGTTGGCACTTTGTTGTCATTGCAATAGCAATTTATCTTGGTATAACACTTTATACTAATGGACTTGATTTACAGAGCCTTGGAGCCTTTAATATTAGTCTTCAAATTGGGACTTTAACTATTTTTATTATTCAATTGATGCTCGCATTGGATAATTACCGGCAACAGTTAGTTGATCGTCATAAGGCATTTTACTTGAAATACGCGAATTTGGCTCAAATGAAATTAAATGATATCGATAAAATGTTCTTTGGTAATCCACTCTTGGATCGTCTTTATTATCAAATGTACAGTGGCGATCCTCATATTGAACTAGCCAAAAAACTTAAACATTCAGAAATGAAAATAAATAACATAACCGTTAAACGTAATGTTGATCACATTAATTCAAGTTATAATGGTAATAGTGCAGATCTCATTAAGGCAGAACATCATGCTAGTTCGATTATTTTTCAAACCATGGCAGATATTTATATGAGTGGATTAGCCGATCGAGATGGTAAGTTTTATTGCGAAGACTTAATTGAATGGTGGATAACGTTTAGAAAATGGATGCGCTCACCAATATTGCAAAGTCATTGGAATACGTTGCATAGCGAACACCATCCAAAATTTCAACAGTTTATGAATGACATTCTTAAAAGTGTTGTCAACTAAATTTAGTCTGGTTCCGACAACAAATAAGAGAGTGGTCAAGTTAGTCGATATCGTATTAGAAGATGATGTGGTTGTAAAAAGAAGCATTTTTTCTTTAAGAGGAACGAATTCTTGACCATTCTCTAATTTAACAATAAGTCTTTTAGTGATATTATGAAATAATATCATTAAAAGTGTTATATGGTTGACATTGAGAAGATTGAAGAATATAAAAGACAGATAATTTTAACAGAAACTAGACATCCAGATGTCCAAGCATGCCTTTTATATGCAGTAAAAGGTGGCAAAAACTTAAGAACCCAAATTGCGTTAGGTGTTCTTAATACTGAAATACTTAAAAGTGGTCTAAATTTATCGGAAAAATGCAATCATTTACTGGTTAAAGCCTGTTTTTATCCTGAGTTGATTCATGTGGCTAGTCTTATTCTTGATGATTGTCCACATATGGATAATGATAATAATCGTCGTGGGTTACCTAGTGTTCATATGAAATTTGGATTAGCCATGGCCCAGCTATGTAGTTTTATTTTAATTGAAGTTGCTCATAAGATCATAAGTGATGTAGTAAAAGAACTATATCAAACTGAAAAAGTCCTAACACAAGAAGGTTTGATTGCAACTTGGTTAGAATTAGACAAGTATAAATCTAATTTTTTAGGGGAAAATGGATTGGCAGGAGGTCAACTATATGATCTTTACTTCCTCAAAAATGTACAAGGAAAGAATGAAAACCTCTCACAATATTTTAAAATGATTGAATTCAAAACTTGTAGATTATTTGAAGCTAGTTTCCTAATACCAAAAATTTTAATTTCAAGTCTAAGTGAAAGTAAAGATAACATTGAACTATATAGAAAAATCGGTTATCACTTTGGAATGGCTTTCCAAATAGCGGATGACTTAATGGACTCAGAAGAAGATCACAACAGTAATAACATTTCAAATTACTTAAATAGTGAAGAGGCACTAATATTAGCTAAAAAACATTTGGATGTGTTTGCTCAAAAATCACAAGAAATAAATTTCGATAGTACGATGTTAATCAAAACAGCTAAGCTAAATTTTATTAACAGTATGACAATACATTGAGATAGTGAAGTGTTAGATAGAAAAAATTAAAAACATTATAAAAAGTTATACCTTAAATCGGACAAAATCAAAAATGGTCAGACCCAATATTAAGAAAAAGATTCTAAATGAAATCAATGAAATCAATGATAATGCCCAGCATCTTGGTATTTATGCTTTTATTAATGGAGAAGAAATCGATAGTCTTAAAGTATTGATCATTGGTCCGGAAGATTCACCATATTATGGTGGATTTTTCCTTTTCAAAGTCACATTTCCTGAACAATTCCCGTTTTTACCACCTCATGTAAAATTTATAACCCCTAATCGTTATAATGGTTGCCGAGTACATCCAAATCTTTACCAGGACGGAAAGGTTTGTTTGAGTATTTTGAATACTTGGGGAGGAAAAGAGTGGTCTCCTGTCCTGACCTTAGAGAAGATATTTTTGACTATCCAAGGTCTACTTGATAACAATCCAGTGGCTAATGAACCAAACCAAGAGCATGTTAAAAAGGATTCACTTGCAGGACGAGGATATTATTTAGTTGCACTATACCGAACATTAACAGTTGGAGTCTTGAGTATGTTTTCTCATCCAGAATTACCACCGCCATTCTTATCATTAATGCGCGGATTTGTTCGAGATAAAGCTAAAAATTATTTGGATCAAGCTGATCAATTACAAGATAAGGAGGGACAAAATATTAAGTGTTTTCATGGTAATGAAACAATTGCCTATAGCAAACTTAAGAATGATTTACTTCATCTAGTCCACAGTTGTCAATGAAGATCTTTCAAAATTTTAGTGAAACTGGAATGGATCATTTTAACATCTTCTAATTCTAATATCTTGCGTTTATAATATACCTAGTAATGTTAAATTGGTTAGCACTTTCAAAGTCACTTTTAGAAGGCTTAGCTGTTGCACTAGCAGCTTATTTTATTCCTCGTAAAGAAACCAATCTTATGAGCATTATTATTATCGCCTTAACTGCCGCGGCCGTTTTTAGTATCCTTGATTACTTTGCTCCAGAAATCGGCATGGGTGCTCGTCAGGGTAGTGGATTTGGCATCGGTCTTAATACTGTCGGTTGGGGTAGTGGTTTATCAAGTTTAATTGGTGGATCACAAAGTGGTGGTTTTGAGGATTGTAAATTCACTTGTGCCAATAATCCTAACAAGTGTAAACAACCTGGACCATGTCAGAGAGTTGGTGGCGGCATCGCATCTGATTCAATGGGTGGCAGTTGTTCTCTCCAACAAATTTTAAGCGATAATAGTGAAGTCTCTTGTGGTCGCAGTCAACCCAATTGGGATAATTGTCTCCCTCCAGTTGATGTTGCTTTCTTGAAAGAACCAAACGGAATGCGTGGACTTGGTACCGATTGGTCACAAACTAACGTTGGCTCTCGTCCAATGGTCTTTACTGAATTAGGTTGTCCAGTTAATCCCAATATTAATGAATATAAGTTGGTACCCGGACTCTATTCCAAGTATGCTTTGAAATCTGGTTATGACCAGAATGTTGGAACTTATAATGAGGTCGAATACCGAGACTAGGGACATAAAAATCGAAATTTTATTCCAAATCTCAAATATGAATTGTTATGTTCTGGCCTAATGTACATTTTCTAGTAAACCAAAATCCATACAATCAGAATATTAATGTAAACGCTCAAAATACACAAGAGTTCATTCAATCTTTTTTTGATTTGCTAGAAAATAAATTGAAAAGATACCAACTACATTTTACTATCTATAGTATTCTTTATTTTGTCTGCAATGCAGGTGCATTTCTCATTTCGATCACAATTTCAATATTATCATATCTGACCCAATATGGAAAGCTGGAAATTAGGAGTGCCAGTATTATTAATGGTATATTGGGTTTAATAATTATTGCATTGCACGGTTTGGTGACTAATTTAAATCTAGATTCACAAAGAATAAGTGCACTATGGAAACGAGACTATCTAATCAAATTAAAAGAGAAACTTAGTTTCCAAAGTCTTAGACTATTAGATAGTCAACAATTAATGGCTTTATTTAGTAAACATTTAAGCAAATTGGATAGATTTTCTAGACGTTCGATAACAAGTGCCTTAATTGAGAAAAATGAATTAAAATTCGTTCCAATGTTCGATAATAGATACTATCTGGCATATTCGGAAACACTCAGACTTAGAAATAAATTTTTAGATTACTTGACGAAAAGAAAGAGAAATTGCACAAGAAGTTTCTATTTCTTTTCTGTTTTATATTATCCAGTAGTTATCACCATATATTTCTTATCAGTCAGTATTACTGTTTTAAGTTTTCTGATTGCTTCTAATGTTTATCCAAATCAAAACGAGACTTTTGGCTTAGTAGTTGGTATTACTAGTGTGTTTATTGGAGCGGGAAATCAATATTTAAATTGGAGTAAACTTGATGCCAAACGCCAAAATTTTTTATTACAACGAGAGTTTTGCCAACTAATTTGGCAAAAGATTTATTTTTTACCCATAGAACGTTATAATTTAAAAAGCTTTAACAAACTAATTAATCGTTATTATCATAAACTATCTGGTATTACTAAGTACCGTTTATGGATATGATTATTATATTATATATACTTTGTCCCCGTCTCATTTAAAAAATTGAAAAAAATATTTATATATATAAATTGACTCGGTTGGATGCTCCAAGAACTCGAAAAACACAATGAAGAAGAACTCTCCTTTTATTTGAAACAAACGCCAGATCCTATTGTTAAAAGAGCGTATCATATGGCTTTAGAAAAATATGAACCTATTTTGAGAGAGAACGCGAATCGGTATGTGCTCTTTCCCATACAACATTCAGATATGTGGGAAATGTATAAAAAGGCTCAAGGTAGTTTTTGGACTACAGGTGAAGTAAGCCTATCTGATGATGTTCTTCAATGGAGAGCACCAGACAATAGTCCAGATAATAAGATTGATAAGGGGACAAGGGAATTTGTTAAGCAGATTTTGGGATTTTTTGCGCAGTTCGATTTGATCATTAACGAAAATTTGAATGACAATTTCATCAATGAAGTTCAATGCCCAGAGGCCAAGTCGTTTTATGGGTTTCAAATTGCCATGGAAAATATTCATAGCGAACAATATGCCATGTTAATTGACACTTATATCGAATTAGCATCTGAAAAGGACTTTCTTTTTCGTTCAATTGAGACTATTCCTTGTGTTAAAAAAATGGCGAGTTGGGCTTTCAAATGGATGAACCGCGATCGACCTTTCTGTGATCGCCTGGTTGCTTTCGCTTGCATCGAAGGAATCATGTTTTCGGGCCCCTTTTGTGCTATATACTGGCTGAAATCTAGGGGGTTATTACCAGGATTAGCAATGGCTAACGAATTAATTAGCCGTGACGAAGCAATGCATACCGATTTTGCGTGTTTATTAAACAGTAAACTGAAATATCCGGCTAGCAGTGAGACAATTATCGAAATTATTACAGAAGCAACAGAATTGGAAATTGAGTTCATTAATGAAAGTATTCCTTGTCGTCTAATTGGAATGAACAGTGATTTGATGGGTCAGTATATTAAATTTGTGGCTGACCGTCTTTTAGTTCAACTGGGTGTCGAAAAAATTTACAACGTTCCCAATCCCTTTAGTTTTATGGATTTGATTTCAGTTGATAATAAGACTGATTTTTTTAGTAGGAGAGTAAGTGACTATAGTAAACCTGGATTTAATAGTACCGGACAACTCAAGAAAGAAGATATTCAGTTATTAGAAGATTTTTGATCAGAGCATAGTCAAGAATAAAATACTTTGATAAAATCGGCTTATTGGCAAAGCGTTTTTTTGTATAATGATATATTAAGATCACGATCTACAAGATGTTTGATAACTCTTATGTAATCGACAAATTAGTCCAAGCTTTAACTCTTGGCGTGGTTTATTACATGCTTATCGATCAAGAAATGACCCATTTCTTGGTTCTATTTGGGGCTGCGTTTATTGTCATGATAGTTTTGGATACACTTCAAGGAAAAGTTGGTTACTCTTCCATCCAATTTTCGAAATTGACTGATCTTGTTACAGGTTCTACAGAAAATACCAATACCAATACTAACAATAACGCAAATATTGGTCCTCAAATAGTGGCTGTCCAACCAATTGAAACTGTTAAGAATGAAAATGGTGAACCTAAGAAGGAAACGGCAAACACAATCAAACTATCAATTAAGGGAGGATCAGGGGATCAAACCAGGCTTTATACTGCAGCTCCGGTTCCATTAGAATGTCCTGATCCAGGTTGTACTCATTTGGGTTACGGTCCCCATGAAGTCGCTAGTTGTAAGGAAATTGCAAGTGCTTTGACCTGTCAAGTTTCCAAAGGAAATAGGACCCGTTCCATCGAAAACGGAATTTGTCGAGTTGCACCCATTAGACAATGTCGTTGCCGTCTCCATCCATGTCGATGTCGTCATCGACGTCGCGTTCCCTCGCAACGTATTTGGAAAGAATGCGCCGGTGGTAGCGTATTGGAACCAATGGATGACCCAGTTGCTAGAGCCTATTATGCTAGCGGTAAATTACCGGAACCGACCGAAGATATGTCCCAGATGATTGGGACTAAAGATGCAAATGAGTGTTGTCAACCTAATTTGTCTCCTAACGTTGCAACTGAGGGAGTTTTGTTTGATACTTATAACCAATCTCAACAATATTTAGAAAAGTTAAGAAAGGGGTCAAAGCAACAAAAGACCCAAAACCAGGCTAATAAAGAAGGAGGAAATTGGATTCCTCAAAGTGCTAGTGAAACTACTAAGCCTTGGGATTTCGGCACTTTCGAATTTACTCTAGATGGTACAGGAAAACATCATTTCCGTGCAGCTCCTTATTGTAGTGAAGCTCAAGTAGTAGATGTCGTTAAACCGATGGACCCAGTTCATGGCGACCCTTTAGCACAAGAATGTCTTAGTGACTGCCAACCTTGTGGTTTATCGAGTTTACCAGCTGAATTTAAAGCACCCCTAAAAGATCGTGTATTACGTGAAAGTCCCTACCGTGAATGTAGGGAATCTCTTAATCGTCAAGTGAAAAACGATCCAATGGAGGCTCCATCATATACGTTGGTTCAATCTCATTATGTACCGGAATTTCCTCCTGGACCTTGCCCAGTTCAAAGAACAAATATGGATCCGATTGCTTGATTTAAGGATGTGACATAAGCCATGATTGGAAAAAAGACTACTTGCTAAATCTTTTTTCCAATTTTATTAGATATAAGAATGACCAATCTAATTTTATATTTACTAATATATTCCAAATATGTTTGATTTCGGAGTTCTTCTCAAATACGTTCTCGAAGGTCTTGCCGTAGCTTTGGCTGCATTTTATATTCCTCGTCGTCAGGTCGATTTAAAGGAAATTGTTTTGATCGCGTTGACTGCCGCCGCAGTTTTTTCTATTCTTGACCAATTTTCACCAACCACCGGTCTTAGTGCTCGTCAGGGTGCCGGTTTCGGTATTGGCCTTAACCAAGTAGGATTTGGTAATCCTGGTCATTACCACGGATTTGGTTATTTAGGTGATTACCCTTATGACCATTATGGTGGTCAAGATGAGAACTCCAAGCTCTCGTGCACCTGTGAAGTAGATGCTGATTACCTTAGAGGTCAAATTTGTCAGGTACATACCCCTCCTAATGGTAACAATGTTGCCAATGAACCAAGTGAAGTATCTGAAGTAAGCACCAATGTCGCGGTTAATGGTAACAATGCAGTAGATGCTAACGCGACTGCTGCTGCAGAGGCAACTGCAGTCGCGGCCGCTGCAGCAGAAGCGGTCGCTGCTGCTAATATTGCAGCTACTAATGCAACAGCTACACCACTTGGAGCTATTAGTCGAGTAAACGTTGTTACTCCCGAGGGTACTGTCAGTTTGCATCCAGCTGGTGCAAATGTTGGTGGTGCTATTGAGGGATTTGATGGTTTTTCGAAATCCTTTTAATAGGAGAACGTGTTATAACTTACTATTGGTGTGGAAATGAACAGATGAAATCTTTTTGTTAGACAACTGTTAATATTTTTGGATTATTTGATGTAACTTACTCTATTTATAGTGAACCAAGTTCAGATATTAAACAATCCAAAATTATGGAACTGAAACATGGTAATTCTAATTCTAAGTCTAAGTTCCTGTAGTTAGAGCTGTGCATTCGCTAGCTGTTTCATTATTAGATGCGGTTTCATGGCATAAATAGTAATATAAAGGGACTATTGGCAATTTATATAAATGAACCTCCTTTGCCTTCTCTCCGTGGTATTGGGCGTAAGACAAACACCCACCATATTTATGTAAAGTTTGGCGAGGATTAGCAACAGAAACATGAGCATCTAAGTCTAAATTGTATGCCATTTGGTAAAGAGTATTTAGTAAACTGATTTTTTCAAAACGATTTACAGTGTTATCATTATCTATGATAAAACGGGCGGTACATGGAAAACTACAAAAATTGCCACTACAATAAAATTGATTATTACTAATGTGTTCTGGCATACCTATTGGAGGTGTTTCAAATTGGCAGTCACAATTCCAACATGCATAATTACTATAGTGGGGCCAATCATTACCATTTAATTCAAAAATAGGAAGAACTTTGGTGTTGATTTGTTGTTGTTCATAATTAGAATAAAAGTTTACTGGTGATGATTCAGGGGTAATAAGTTTTCCATGAATGGTTTTAAGTGTTGGACAGCCATCATATAATTTTTTTCTGTCTGAAATCAACTTCGAAAATGAATTAATCAAACTGTCACAAATTAATCTTTCCCCGTGTTCACTTATTTTTGAGCGACTCGCGTGTGTGTCTTGTCCAATGGCAACTGAGTTGGTTTGTACATCACCTGACACTCCAATGTCCAAATCCGAATATTTTATATCTAACATAACGATGTAATTAGATTCGATCCTGGAATTAGTCATTGTCATAGGGGGTGGCATAATAATCGTATCGGGTTTTTTCCTTCGTCCTCGTTTTCTTTTAAGACCAAAATCATTATCATTTGGAGATTTTGCCTCGACTGATACCTTTTTAGGTCTACCTCTTTTTCTTTTTTCTTCAATAACCGGCTCAATTACCTTTGTTTCTTGTGGTTTTTCAGAATCAATTATAAGATCATTATTTGGCAACGTTCGTTTTATAAACCCATTAACATCTTGAGGTATGGTTGGCTCAGTTGATGCTGTCATTGAATTAGTATATCATCTAAGTAATGATTAATATTTAAGACCATTTAACTAATTAAAATTATATATATATATATAGATAATGATTGGCAAGGGCTCCACTTTATCAGTGATATCAGGTGGTAAACGTAAAATCGGATTAAAGTTAAAACCTCCTAAACAATTAACTCCAAGTCAATTCAAGAGACTTGCTAGCGACAAAATCACGGATTCCTTAAGTAAGAAAATAAAGGGTGCTACAGATCTTTTAGATACACAAAAGAAAAATGGTTTGATAGACCCAAAGAAAATTAAAGATACAGTCAGTCAGGAATTAGCTACACAGCAAATTGATTTATCGCCAAATAGTATCAAGAATGACGAATTAGACATGTCAGCTTTGGACAAATTTTCAGAAGATATTCCTAAGACTGATATCATAGAAGATGATAATTTATTAGACACTATTTTTGAGGAGCAACAAGCCGAACAAAAAGTCCGACAACAACTTGAACAGCAGCAACAACAACAGCAAGCCAAACAAGAAATTCAACAACAACTTGAACAGCAAGCTCAACAACAAGCTGAACAGCAGGTTCAACAACAACTTGAACAACAACTTGAACAACAACAACTTGAACAACAAATTGAACAACAACAACTTGAACAGCAGGTTCAACAACAACTTGAACAACAAC